AACGGTAGGTTGGATTGGTATTTATGATGCTGCAACAGTTGGAACAGGTAACTTACTTTACCATACAGCATTAGATACATCTAAAACAATTGATACTGGTGACATCTTTAAGATTTCAACAGGCAATCTTTCAGTTACATTAGCTTAAGGATAACTCATGCCTTTAGTCGTAAAGGATAGGGTACAGGAAACAAGTACCACCACAGGCACAGGTACGTTTACGCTTGCTGGTGCAGTATCTGGCTTCCAATCATTTTCTGTTATCGGTAACGCTAATACTACTTACTACGCTATTGTAGGTGGTACAGAATGGGAAGTAGGTCTAGGTACTTACACATCTTCAGGCACTCTTTTATCTCGTGATACCATACTAGAGTCTAGCAATGGTGGCACAGCAGTAAACTTTAGTGCAGGCACAAAGAATGTATTTGTTACTTACCCTGCTGAAGAAGCTGTTTACCAAGATGCTAATGGTGATGCTTATGCTCCACAGTTTGCTGCATCTAACGGACTTAATGTTAATAACGCTACTATAGGTTCATCTTATACATTCCCTACAGGATATAATTCTGTAGAAGCAGGTGATGTTACAATAGGTTCGGGAGTGGTAATTACTGTCCCTTCAACATCAAGATGGGTTATAATTTAGTAATGCAATATTACACTTATGTTCATTATGATTTAGATGGTATTCCATTCTATGTTGGAAAGGGTACAAAAGATAGAGCATTTTCTAATACAGATAGAGGATGCCAATGGTGGATACATGTAAGAAAATGTCAAGGATATACTATAAAAATAGTAAATTATTTTGATACTGAAGAACAGGCATTTGAACATGAAATGTTATTAATTAAAGAATTTTCTGATAAAGGTTTATTTTTAGCAAATCTTACAAAAGGTGGTAAGGGTGCTAATGGTTATAAACAATCAGAAGAATTAAAGCAGTATAAAAGTAAATTAATGACTGGATATAAGCATAACACAATTACATGCCCACATTGCAAAACAGTAGGTGGTGCAACAACAATGAAAAGATGGCATTTTGATAATTGCAAAGGTGTTAAGCCAAACCATCAAATTAGAGTTTCTTTATTAGGCAAAAGAATTTATTTAGGTAAAGAGCATACAAAAGAAAAAGCTGATTTAATAGCTAAAGAATTTTATAATTTATTTATGGATGAGTATAACTCATTACCTGATAAACATTTAAGAATGGTGATAGTATGAGTACAATTATAAATGCAACTACAACCAATGGTGTTGTTATACAGCCTGACAATAGTGGCTCATTAGTATTACAAACTAATAGCGGTACTACAGCACTAACGATAGATACATCACAAAGAGCAGCCTTTGTAGCAGGTACAGCAGCATTGCCAGCTATTACTACAACAGGTGATACTAATACAGGTATATTTTTCTCTGCGGCTGATACCATAGACTTTGCTGAAGGTGGTGCTGCGGTTGGTCAGTTTGACTCATCTGGTAACTTTAAATTCAACTCTGGATATGGTTCAGTAGCTACCGCTTATGGATGCAGAGCATGGGTAAACTTTAACGGTACAGGTACAGTAGCTATTAGAGCTAGTGGTAATGTAACAAGCATTACAGATAATGGAACAGGTGACTATACTGTGAACTTTACAACAGCTATGCCAAATGTAAATTATGTTGGTGTATTTGGACCAGTTACTAGAGCAGGTCCTGATTCAAACTGTATGGTCAGGTATGGAAATGCAATGGGAGAATACCCACTAACAACTACTACTTATAGATTTGGTACTGGTGAAATTGGAGCTGGATTTACAGGTCAAGATGCTGTTGCAGTTCAAGTTGCATTTTTTAGATAAGGATTAATCATGGATAAAAGAATAATATACCAAAATAATGAAGGTGGCATTAGCATTATAGTCCCAGCAGACTGTGGTTTAACTATAGAAGAAATAGCTGCTAAAGACGTACCACAAGGTAAAGAATATCATATTGTAGACGTATCTGAAATACCAACAGACAGAACATTTAGGAACGCATGGACATGGCAATAATTGTTGACATAAACAAAGCTAAAGACATTACTAAAGACAGACTTCGTGCTGAACGTAAACCTTTACTAGAAGCTCAAGATGTAGCGTTTCAGCGTGCTTTAGAGTCAAGTGCAGATACAAGTGCTATTGTTGCTGAAAAACAAAGACTTCGTGATATTACTACATTGGTAGACACAGTAAATACAGTAGAAGAATTAAAAGCATTGGAAATTAACTAATGGCTAAACTAATACTTAACGGTGCAACGTCAGGGTCAATTTCTCTTGAGTCTCCAGCAGTATCAGGCACAACTACACTTACTTTGCCTACTACAAGTGGGACTGTATTAACAAGTGCAAGCAATACAGGATTTCCTGCAGGCAGTATATTGCAAGTAGTAAGCACAACCAAAACAAATTCATTTAGCACATCATCCACTTCATTTACGGATGTTACAGGATTATCAGTATCTATTACTCCATCATCAGCATCAAATAAAATTCTTGTTTTTATATCATGCTCTATGGCTGCAAGTGCAGATGATAAAGTATTGCCATTACAATTATTTAGAGACTCAACAGCTATTGGATTAGCAGATCAATCTGGATCAAATAAACTTAGAACTTCTGGTGGTGCAATGAGCGCACAAAACGTAAGCGATCTGTTTGTTGAAACAAACAATGTATCATTTCAATATTTAGATTCTCCAAGCACTACATCTTCTACAACTTATAAAATACAAACAAGAGCTGGAACATCTGGATCAATCATTATAGGACTTAATGGAGATTCAACAGATGATGCTAACAGAGCTTCATACCCAGCAACAATTACAGTAATGGAGGTAAAAGGATAATGAATCATAGAATAATATATAAACTTTATCCAACAGTAGTCACCATAGATGATACAGAAGGTGCGTTTGACAAAGACGGTAATAAAGTAGAAATAAACTTATCACTTGTTAATGCTTGGGTTGACCCAGAACAATATAAATATCAAAGAGCTAAAGAATACCCAGCTATTTCTGAACAACTAGATTACATATACCATAACGGTATAAACGCATGGAAAACAGACATGATTGACCCAGTAAAAACTAAATATCCTAAAGGAACAGTATAATGCCTGTTGTCATCTCTGGCACAAATGGCATAACTAATGCTACATGGACTACAGCTGGTAGACCGTCTGCTCCTAGTACAGGACAAATGGGATATAACACGACTTTAGCTGCATTTGAAATATATAATGGTTCTGGTTGGACTTCTACTAATGGTGTATGGACTACTGCAACAAGACCTACAACTCCTCCTACAGGAACTATTGGATACAATACAACTACAGCTCAAATAGAGGTTTATAACGCTACATATAGTTCATGGGTAAATGCTGGTACATCTGGCATTACATATTCAGCTTCTTTTTTACTTGTTGCTGGTGGTGGTGCAGGTGGATTTTTAGGTGGCGGAGGCGGAGCTGGTGGATATTTAACTGGAACTACTAGTTTATCAGTTGGAACTGTTTATACAGCCACAGTAGGTGCAGGTGGAACGCCTTCTGGTACAAGTTCTTCAAATGGCGGAGCAGGAAATAGCTCTTCATTGACTGGATTAACTGTAGCTATTGGTGGAGGCGGAGGTCAATCAAGAAATGCTTCAGCAAGTTCATCACAAAACGGTGGTTCTGGTGGCGGTTCAACAGATTGGTTTGGAGCAAATACAAACGGAACAGGGACATCTGGTCAAGGTAACAATGGTGGTAAGTCTAACAGTAGCAACAATCCTGGTGGTGGCGGTGGCACGGGCGGTGGCGGTGGTGCTTCTGCTGTAGGTGGAAGTTATAGTGGCTCTGGAAATTCAGGAGCAGGTGGAGCAGGTACTGCATCATCAATCACAGGCTCATCAGTAACCTATGCTGGTGGTGGCGGTGGCGGTGATGGTTCAACTGTAAATGGATGTCCTCCAGGTGCTGGAGGTTCAGGCGGGGGTGGGGCTGGCGGAGCTAGTGGAGGTGCAGGTACTGCTGGAACAGCTAATACTGGTGGTGGAGGTGGCGGTGGAGGTAATAACCAAGCTGGTGGAGCAGGAGGGTCAGGCGTAGTTATATTATCCGTACCAACTGCTAACTATACTGGCACAACTACAGGCTCACCTACAGTAACTACTTCAGGTTCTAACACAATTATTAAATTTACAGCCTCTGGCTCATACACAGCATAAGGATAAACTATGTCACATTTCGCAAAAGTAACAGACGGTAAAGTCACACAAGTAATAGTGGCTGAACAAGAATTTTTTGATACATTTGTAGACTCAAGTCCTGGCACTTGGTTACAAACATCTTACAACACACATGGTAATCAACACCCAGAAGGTAGACCTTTAAGAGGTAACTATGCTGGTCTTGGTTATATATATGACGCTACTAATGACGTATTTTACGCACCACAACCATATCCATCATGGATACTAAACAATATAACATGGTTATGGGAATCACCTGTAGCATATCCTACAGACGGTAAGCAATATAAATGGAATGAATCCATTACTAACTGGGAAGAAGTAACACTTTAAGGAGCAATAAATGTTTGGCATAGCTAGCTTTTCCCAAGCTCCTTTTAGCTCGTTAGCAGGCGGAGGTCAAACACTACTAGCTTCAGCTAGTGTAAATGCAACAGCTACAGTCACAGCTTTAGGTTTTAGAATACTACCATTTAGTGCTGCTGTTACAGGCAATGCTACTGTAACAGCTAGCGGAAATAGATTACTATTTGGTAATGCATTAGTAAACTGCACAGGTACAGTATCAGCAAGTGCTATTAGAGAACGCACAGGTAGTGCAGATATATCATGTTTTGCTACTGTAACCGCAAATGGGTTCTCATTTGTATTTGGCATAGCAGATGTAAGTGTAACAGCCACAGTAAGTGCTAGTGCTAATACTACATTATTTGGTAGTGGTAGTATTTCAGCAAATGCTACTGTCACAGCAAATGGTAATAGAGTTCAGTTTGGTATTGGCTCTATCACAGGTAACGCTACAGTTACTGCTAATGCTAATAGCATATTCTCTGCTAACGGTGTTATTACAGCAAATGCTACAGTTACAGCATCTGCACAAAGAACAAGAACAAATGCAGCAAGTATTACAGCAACAGGTACAGTAACTGCTAACGCTAACAGACTTACATTTGATAGTGCATCTATTACAGGAACTGCAACAGTCACAGCATTAGGTGGTTATGTAGTATCAGGTTTTGCACAAGTCAATGGCTTTGCTATTGTTACAGTAAGCCCTAACGCTATACTAGCAGGCTTTGCTTATGTAGAAGGTGTAGGAACAGTTACCGCTAAAGGTACAAGACAAGGCGAAGAGTGGGTAATTGTACCAGAAGGCACAGAAACATGGACACCAGTATCAGCAGGATCAGAAACATGGACAGCAGTATCACCTTCTGCAGATACATGGACAGAAATAACAGCAGGAACAGAAACTTGGACTGACACTACTCCAAGCACAGACATTTGGTTAAGACAAGGGTAAAAAATGGCAAAAACAAAAATTAGTGAATATTCAGCAACCCCAGCAAGTAACACCGACATTAGTAATATTAACATTGCTGAAGGATGTTCACCATCAAACTTAAATAATGCTGTTAGGTCTTTAATGGCACAATTAAAAGATCAACAAGATGGAACTGGTGGTGACCCATTTACTGTTGCAGGTACGCTAACATCTTCAGGCACACTTGCAGTTACAGGTGCATTAACATTAGATGGTGCAGCAGGTACTTCTGGTCAAGCATTATTATCGGCAGGTTCAGGTACTCCTACATGGGGTAATGTTTTTGTAGCTGGTATGATTATAATGTGGTCAGGAACTATTGCGACTATCCCTACTGGATGGTTATTATGTAATGGTTCTAGTGGCACTCCTGATTTAAGAAATAAATTCATCATAGGTGCACATTCTGATGATTCTGGTGCAGCTAAAACAACAGTAACAGGTTCTGCTACACAAACAGGTGGTACTAAAGACGCTATTGTCGTATCACATACTCATACCGCAACAGTTACTGATCCTGGACATTTTCATACTTCTACTGTTTTATCTGGTTCTAATGTTAATGCTAATCCAGGTGTGCAAGTAGGAAGTGGAAATACTGGAACAGCTACAACAGGCATTACAGTATCTAACTCCACAGAAGGCTCAAGTGGTACAAACCAAAACTTACCACCATACTATGCACTAGCATATATTATGAAGTCTTAATATGCCAGTACAACGTATAGCATTTAAAGAATGGTTACCAGACCAACCTAGTATATTAGATACAGTATCAAAAGCTAATAACGTTATTCCTTTAGCGATAGGATATGGTCCATTCAAGTCACCAGTAGATTATTCTTCTGCGGCTAGTGAAAACCTAACCAATGCTTTTGCTACTAAAATAAATAATGATGTTAAGGTATTTGCAGGTGGCAATACTAAACTATTTGAACTAGATTCTTCTGACTTATCTTTAGATAATGTATCTAAAAGTGTAGCTAGAACTATTACCAATGTATCTTTAACATCTAACGTGGCTACTATTACTACAGCATCAGCTCATAAGTATAGCCCAAGTGATTCTGTAACAGTAGATGCAAGTGACAATGTTTTTGATGGAACTTACAGTATTATTGCTGTGCCAACAGCAACTACTTTTACTTATGCAAGAACTAATGCCAATATTACAAGTGCAGCAGCAACAGGCACAGTTATAGCAAACGCTTATTCAGGTACAAATAGATGGCAATTTTTACAATTTGGTAATTTAGCAATTGCTAGTAATGGTGCAGAAAAAGTGCAATATTATGATGTAAACTCATCTTCTTATTTTGGTGATCTATCTGCATCAGCTCCTGTTGCTAAATTTGTTACAGCGGTTCGTGATTTTGTAGTATGTGCAAATATAGGTGCAGGCACAAGTCCAGCAAGGGTGCAATGGAGTGATATTAATGATGCTACGGACTGGACTTCAGGCGGTGCATCACAATCTGACTTCCAAGAGCTTCCAGATGGTGGCGACATCACAGGGATTACAGGTGGTGAGTTTGGTATAGTCTTTTTAGAAAAAGCCATTGTACGAATGACATACATTGGCTCACCATTATTCTTTCAGTTTGACACCATATCAAGAAACATTGGTTGTATAGAAGGTGGCTCTATTGCACAGTATGGTGGTTTTGTTTACTTCTTATCAGATGATGGATTTTACAGAACCAACGGACAAACAGTAGAAAATATTGGTGCAGAAAAAGTAGACAGATTCTTTTTTGAAAATGCAAACATTGGTGATATAGACACTATCTCATCAGCAGTTGACCCTGAACGTAATTTAGTGATTTGGAATTACACAACAACATCAGGTCCTAGATCATTACTTATCTATAACTATGAAACACAAAAATGGTGTGAAGCAGATACAGATGTAGACTTTTTAGGAACATTAGCAACATCAGGTACTACATTAGATTCTATAGACACAGCTTATAATGTAACAGCAGGTTCTTTTGTAGCTACTAAACAATATACTATTAGAAGTGTAGGCACTACAGACTTTACCCTTATAGGTGCAGTCGCTAATACAGTAGGTGTTATCTTTACAGCAACAGGTGTAGGGTCAGGCACAGGTGTAGGTATAGATATGGCAGCATCAGGAGCAGCACTCAAGACTTTAGATACACTTACAACTACATTAGATGATAGATTATTTAAGGGCGGTAAGTTCTTATTTGGTGGTGTAAGAGATGCTAAAATTATTACATTTACAGGTAGTCCTGCTACAGGAAGTGTTATTAGTAATGACCTAGAATATGGCTACAATTCAGTCGTAAGTGTTATCAGACCTTCTGTAGGTAATGGTAGTGCAGATGTCCAAATAGCCAGTAGACGTATGTTAGATGATACCATTACTTTTGGTTCATCTGTATCAGCTACACAAGAAGGTAGATGTAGTGTAAGGTCAGCAGGTCGTTATCATAGAGTTAATGTAGTTCCAACAGGAGCTAACTGGGAATCAGTTATTGGTGTAGATATAGATTACGCTGAACAAGGGAATAGATAATGGCTCGTAGTGATATGTACCGTAAGCTACCTTTTTTAGGTGGTGACCCTAGAAGTGTAGCAGAAATTGTAAACAATCTTGTAGAAGGTAAGTCTAACAATACAGGTGAGTTTTCTACAGCTATATCTACTACAACCACTACATTAAATGATGAACGTATAGGCTTTAACTCTGTTATTGTGTTAATGCCAAAAGATTTAAATTCTGCTGCTGAACTAAAAGATATTTTCTTTGACAATTTTACAACAGGAAGTTGCACAGTTCATCATGGAAGTCATGGTGTAGCAAGGAACTATCGTTATATAATAGTAGGATGATATTACACTATATACCTAAAGATCATTTACGTCAACATTGGGAATACATTAGACACGGATTAGAAATAGTCAGGTCTAAAGGTCATACAGACTATATCCCTGAAGACGTGTATTGTGATTGCTATGAGCAACGTTCTATGTTGTTTATGGGAATTATAGACAATAAACCAGTAGGATTCGTAGTACTTCAACCAATCGGAAACAGGCTTCATGTTTGGGCTGCATGGTCATTAATTAATGATGAGGCACTCTTTACACAAGCATTTCAAGAAATTCAACAAATAGCAAGACAAGGCGGCAAAACTAAAGTTACGTTCAACTCCGAAAGACGTGGATGGGAACGTAAAGCAAGACAGATGGGTTTTAAACCTCAAACATGGGAATATACACTTTAAGGAAAGAATATGTTTAAGTTACACAATTGGGTACAAGAATTAGTACAATCATTTACATTTTATGGTGGTGGAGGTTCAGGCGGTGGTGGCACATCTGAAACTAAAGGCGAACTAGATCCTACTGTAAAACCATTTGTACAATATGGATTAGAAGAAGCTAAAAACTTATATCAGACTACTACGCCTGAATACTTTGCTGGCAAAACATATGTTAGCCCATCTGCTCAAACAGAATCTGCATTAGCACAAGCTGAAGCACAAGCAAGAGCAGGAAGCCCACTTACAGGTGCAGCATTAGGTCAGCAATTAGGTACTGTACAAGGTGCTTATTTAGGTGCTAACCCATACTTTGAAGCAGCAATGAGACCAGCTGTTACTTCAGCTACACAAGCTTATAACGATGCTATTAAACAAGCACAAGGTTCAGCATCTATGGCTGGTCGTTATGGATCAGGTGTATCTGCAGACTTACAAAATAGAGCTGCTAATACTTTAGCTCAAACTTTGACTGGCAAAGCGGGTGAACTTGCTTATCAAAACTATGCTACAGAACGTGGTAGACAAGAAGCTGCTGCATTACAAGCTCCTCAATTAGCTCAATCTAGATTCCAAGATATTAACCAACTTATGAATGTTGGTCAAGCTAGAGAACAATATTCACAACAAGCTCTTGAAGATGAAATTGCTAGATTTGAATTTGAGCAAAACAAACCATACACTAAACTACAAGCTTATTTGGGTGCTGCATACGGTGCTCCAATGGGTCAAGTTACTAAAACAACATCTAGTGGTGGTGGCAAGATTGTATGTACAGCTATGAACGCTGAATATGGCTTTGGTAGCTTCCGTAATGCTATTTGGTTAGCACAATCTAAAAACCTAGATCCAGCATATGAAAAAGGTTATCACACTCTATTCTTACCATTAGTAAACTATGCTTATAAGAGTGGTCAAAAGAACCCCCTACAACGCATTTTAAGGGGTGTTTTAGAGCATATTGCAAGACATAGGACTGCTGATATATGGAAACAAAAACGTGGTAAAAACAGAGATAATTTAGGTATGGTTTATAGATTTATTCTTGAACCTATTTGTTATATAGTAGGAAAGGTAGGCAAATAATGTTTAAATATTTTAACTTTATATGGCTTATTAAGAACTTCTTACAACCTTCTCTTGGTCCAGAAATTTTAGTTCCAGCAGCTATCGGAGCTGTAGGTTCTGGTGTAATGGGTGGAAACCCTATTAAAGGTGCATTGCTAGGTGGTGCTACTGGTGGTATTTTAGGTGGTGCAGGTGGTGCAGGTAGTAATTTATTTTCAGGATTTAAAAGTGCATTACCTACAGGATTACAAGGCACATCAGCAGCAGTTGCTCCTAGTTTAGGCTCTGGTGGTTATGCTGCATTTGCTCCTGCTGCAACTCAAACCGTAGCTTCTAATGTAGCTAATCCTATATTAAGTAACGCATCTAATATGGGTAATATTGGTATGGCAAATACATTTAATACTGGGGCTTCTAATATTTCAAACGTTGCTATGGCTACTCCAGAATATGTTAATCCAGCATTAATTACAAATCCATCACAATTACCTCCTCCAACGCCACAAACTTATACTGATGGAGTTGCTGATGTTATTAGACCTAGATTTGATGAGCCAATTAGAGTAACTGAACAAGCAACAAAAACAGGTGGATATGAAACTCCATTTTATGAAAAAACATTTAATAGTATTTTAAATTACGCACAAAAAAATCCATTAGATATTGCTGGAGTAGGTTTAGTTGCTTCTGGTAAAATTGGACCAAAACCACCACCATTACAGCCAAGAGATGCAAATATTATTAAAGGCACAACTCCACAATTGGGTCAACTTTTACAAGTTAGAAGACCAACAAGATTCTCATAAGGATAAAAAATGGCAAACGGATTATTAGATTATATTCAAAATTTTGATGTTAATAAAACATTAGGCGTTCAATATGGATTGCCTAAAGGCATGCTATCTCCTGACATTGAAAGTCAAATGAGTGTAGGTGGTGCACTTACTGGGGTAGGAAATGTTATAGAAGGCTTACAACAAGGTGCTGGTGTTCCAGAAAATATATTTAGATTTTTGTCTGGTCAAAAAACAGGTCGCCAAAATGTTGCTAATACAGCTATTCAAAACTACATGAATCAATTGAATGTTGCTAAATTACAAGGCGATATTGCACAAGATCCTTTTAAACTTGCTAAATTAAAATTTGAAGTAGAAAAAGCACCTTATGAACTTGGCAACTTACAAAATCAATTTTTTCAAACTTCGTTTAAAACGCAAGGTATTAAAAGTGAACTTAAAAAATTAGAAGACGCTGGAAAATTTGACGAATTAAATACATTAGCTGTAAATCCTGATGAGTATTTTAAACGATCACTTTCTACAGATATTAATAAAAAAGATTACACCCAGCCAGAATTAAGTGCTGCAAGAATATTAAACCTTGATCCAAGAAACAGATCAAATTGGAATGAACAAGATGAACTAAACTTTAATGCAATTATATCTGCTCCAAATCAAGCTGAAGCAGCTAGAATTAATGCAGAATCACTTGCTAGGCATAAAGCAGACCCTAATCGTGTTCCTTACGTTCCTGTTCCATCTAGAAATGATGTTATTGCACAAATTAGAAAAGCAACCAAAGGAACATCTATTGCACAAACAGATGGGCAAATAAATGTTACTCAACCTAATTACAACCCTACCGAATTATCTAATTTACCAGTAGGTCAATTTGCTCCTACACCAAAATATAAAGAAGGTGGGGTTAAAGGTGCAGACGGAAAAATATATTCTACAGAAGAATTTAATAAATTAGGCACAGAAAAACAAAATCTATTATTAAGAGATGTAACTCGTGAAGAATATGTTAAAGAAGATAAAGTATTGTATGAAAACATAAGGCAAGATAAAGCAAGTGCACAATATGCTAATTATAATGCTGATAGAACATCAAAATACATAGAAAAAATATTAGATAATCCTGAAAAATTTACAAAATTATTTAGTACTTTTGGTGGTAGATTACCTATTACAATTAATAAAGCAACAGGTAACTTTGTTGCAACAGAATCAGCTGCACAAGATATTGTTAATTTATTAAACACAATTAAAGGTCAACAATTTACCAATGAAATTCAGCTTATGAGAGCAAATAACAAAACTGGTGGTGCTGTAGGTAACGTATCTGATAGAGAAGTAAGTATGTTTCAAGATATGGCTGCTAATTTAAATTATAGTGGTTCTGCTGAACAATTATGGAGTGAATTAAATTCTCTATATAATCAAGGTCATAAAATGAATAATATGTATTTAAATAACTTTAAAGATTATTATGGTGAATCAGAATTTAATAGATATAAAATAAATAATTTAAAGTTAAATCAAAAACAATTTAGTCCATTATTAAATGAAGCTTTAACTTCACAAAAACAAACTAAATTAAAAAATAGAGTAGAAAATATTAGCCCTGTTCAAGGACTTTCTCCAGAAGGTCAATCAGCATACGATTTATATAAACCTAGATAAGAAGAAATAAATGACACCTACCTTACAAGAATTAGAAGTTGCATTAATAAATGCAAATAATGCTGGAGATGTAGCTGCGGCAACAGCAATAGCTAATGACATGAGTAAGATGATGCAGCCTGCTCAACAAGTTCAATCAGAATATAAAGGCATGCCTGCTATAACTGTTGCTGAAAGAGCACTAGGAAATATTGGGTCAGATGTAGGGCAACTTGCTAAACAAACTTATGAAGCTATTACCAGTCCAGCACAAACAGCAACAGGAGTGTTAGATTTAGCTTCTGCTGGAATGTCTAAAGTATTAGATGTAACTGGATTAGGAAAATATGCTGATCCACAAAAAATGGAAAAATATAGACAAATTCGTCAAGTTATTGGACAAGATGTTCAAAGCTTATTAACAGAAGAAGGATTAAAACAACGTATAGCTGAAAAACCAATTACTTCTTTACTTGATGTTAGTGTGTTAGGTCAAGCAGCTACTGCACCATTAAAAGCAACTAGATATGGTGGAGCGTTAAATAAAGGGTTTCAAACTATTGACCCAACACAAATTATTACTAAACCTGCTGGTGCTGCATTTGAAAAAATATCAGATATTGCACAAACAAAAGCATCACAATATGCACCAACATTAGAAAAAGTAAAATCATATACAGAATCTGGATTTGTAATTCCTCCTAGTGAAGTTAAAGGATCTGGAACAATTAAAAAAGGATTAGAGTACTTGTTAGGTGAAAAAACACCTGCTAAAGCAGCAATAAAAAATCAAGAAGTTGTAAATTCTAAAATTAGATCATTTTTAGATGTGCCAGAAAATACTCCTCTTAATAACGCAATGCAAATTATTAAAGATAGAACTAAACCAATATATGATGAAGTAGCAAAAATTAAACCTATTCTTGTATCTAAATCACAAACAATTCCACAAACTAGAACTGGTGCAATAGGTGAAATTATTGACATGCCATCTAAAAAAATTGCAGCACAAAAAACTAGAAGCGGACAGCAAATATTAACTGATATAGAAAAACAACGAGCAATAACATCTAAATCATATAGAGATGCTAACAATAAAGCAAATAGTGAAAATAAAGCCCCTGATTATGAAAAAGCCGAAAAGTCTTTAGCTAAACAACAAAAATTAGAATCTGAATTAGAAGATTTAGCTGCTTTGTCTGGCAACAAAGAATTAGCTGCTAAATTAAAAGAAGCACGAACAGATAGAGCTAAAGGACATTCAATAGAAAATGCTATTGATAAAGGCGATTTAAATGCTAATTTATTTGCCAAGCAAAACAAAAAAAGATATGTAACAGGTGAAGGTAAAGAAATTATAGACTTTGCTACTGATTATCCTAACCTTGTTAAAAAACAACCAAAGCCATCTATTTTGTCACAAGTGCAAAGTTTAATTCAACCTTTAATAGTTGGTGGTGGTGCAGGGCTTTTAGGAGGTCCAATGGGAGCAGCAGCATTTCTTGGAGCAAGACAAATAACACCGCCTTTGTTATTAAGTAAACAATTACAATCAGGATTAGGTACATCTAATTTTATGCCTACAGGTTCTGGATTGTTAAAAGCATTAGCAAATCAACCAGCTGTTACAGGGGCTACATATATTCCTAGCTTATTACAATCTGCTGACATTGATCTTGCAAGAGAATATTAATGATTGAATGGCACGATTTATACCTACCCCCTATAAACTTATATAATGCTCCGAAAGGATAAGATGGTGAAGTCAGATTTAGAATCACGATTAACCACACATGAAGAAGTGTGTGCATTACGTTACGAACAAATTAACGCAAGATTGAAGCGATTAGAAAGTATTCTTATGGCTTCTGCTGGTGCAATTATTATTTTATTATTGAGTATTGTACTAAAATGAAACATATACTATGGATTATCTTGGTAGGATGTATTTTAATATGTATTCACAATGCCCATGCAGATACAACTACTATCAACTATAAAGGTCAACCACCACCGAGTGCCATTAGCCCTTCTATAAGTGCTTTTAGCCAAGACGTTTGCCTTGTTCCTGTAAGTGGTTCTGTTTCTAGTACACTATTTGGCGTAAGTGGTGGCTCTGGCTATAAAGACGAAAACTGTGAACGTATTAAATTAGCTAAAACCCTCAATGATTTAGGTCTTAAAGTTGCAGCAGTTTCTATACTTTGTCAAGATAATAGAGTATTTGAAGCTATGTTACAATCAGGTTCACCATGCCCTATTAACGGTTCTATCGGTGATGCTGCAAAGCGTGGCTGGTATGAATTAAAACCAGATACATTTAGAAAACTATATGGTCCGACATTTACTATACCGCTTGTCCCTGACGAGCCTATTACTACTTCTCTCCCTACTAAAGGTAAATAACGCCTATGCTTGGTATTGCAACTATACTCCCACGCCTGAAGGATATATGCTTCAAGGCTCACTCTATTGTAATGGCATTGATCCACAAATTGCACTTAAAGACTATTGGTGCGTATCTTATAGACCAGACGATCCGATTTGCGGTGTTTACCAAACACCTGCTTGTTCAGACTTGGTTGAAAATCAAACCACAGCTTGTACGTTACCTCATTATAGCGGCGCTATTAATCAAAGCAGGAACTTTAGTTGTTCTACGCAAAGCTGGTCAGCTTGGACAGAAACTAGCAACAATTGCACGCAAGATCCTCCAACGTGTCAAACAAGCACTGAAACTAGACAACTAGCCTGTCAAGCAGACTATGTAGGTGAGGTTACAGAAACAAGAAATTCATCTTGTCCTGATCCTTATGGAAGTCCTGTATGGAATGGCTGGGTAGAAACAAATAATACCTGTGTTAAGAGTGCTACAAACGTCACTAACGTGAGTTCTCCAGTTAGCCCTAGCTCACCCCTTAACCCAGTAAATAACCCACCTCCACCGCCTCCTGCAGCTGCTCCACAGCCACCACCAGACCCACCTAGAGTAGAGTCACCTCCTGTTAAGGTTGAGCAACCAAAACAAGAAACTAAAAGCGAGCCAAAAGCAAAAGAAGACAGTCCAAAAGACCCACCAAAGGCTGAACAAAAGAATGATAGCAAGGATAGTCCTAAACTTGACGTGCCAAAGGGTAAAGAGCTTGTACATGGCTTTGGGATAGTCCTTTCATTAGAAATACTTAACAAACCTATTATACAACAAATAGAAATAACAGACGCATTTAAATTTGATACGGAGATAAACAATGAGTTCGGAAAAAATCAAAACCTTCAGCTTGAGCTTA